CTGATGAATTCACACATTATGTCGTTATCGACACTTTTCCCAAGGAGTTGGAATTGAAACATATTACGCATATGTTTATGGATATCAAGCTGAAAGCCTTTAGCAATAGCGTAAGGTAAACTATTCGATTTTGTTATATTTCGAATCTTTAAAGGTTCACATATTGGATATACCTTAGCTTGACATTGACCGAGAGAACATTCTTCGACCATGTGTTGAAAATCCATCGTAACAAACCCTCTCATTTCGGAAACACCTGACAACGGGTGATATTGCATTCGCAATAACTCATCGTTCGATGTGTAACGTTTTGAGACAAATTCGTGTAGAAGATGTAATTTCGCTCCACCATATTTTGTTGTGCTTTCCCAACTCGCACTAGAAGTGTACTCGTGTACACGATCAACCTCCTCGAACTTGAGCCCCTTAATAATTTCAACAAATTTTGTTTTAATTCTTTCACGGAAATCAGGTTCTAATCCACCAGATGGCTTGGCCATTGCAGCACGATGTTTATTTAAACTATTTTGAATAAAGTCCTTCGAAACAACGTCTGCACATCTTTTTACTTGCGCAAGCGACCAGAAGAGGTGTTGGTTCTTATCTGAAAGTGATACGATACGATTTTTAATCCATCGTCGCATCGCTCCAGAAAAGAGCATTGGAGAATCTTCAAACAAACAGCAGTTACCTTCCGAAAGGGACTTCGGTCTAATAGGAAGTGTTTGTTTGAGACTCCTTGCATGCATCCACTCGACGGAAAACTTAAGAACATCTATATATTGTTGATAAGAATTCGGTTTTACTACAAGTGTATGTAAGCATGATACCACAGACTCAAGACCACATTTCTCAAAAATGTAAGGGTCATGATCTAGAAGAATTTCGATAATCCCAATCGTAATCTTCATGGCTGAACGCAGCCTAGGTATCAAATCTGCCCGGATCTTCCAACGAAGACAGCCAGGGCTGGGTGGTAACATCACGAAGTATTCCTGTATAGGGAGTCTCCCCAACATTTGTTGGAAAGCTCTCCTTTGCCCTCGACTCGACAATCGTAAAGAAATCGATTGTTCGTCAGGCGAACCCGCAATAACAAAATTTTCATTTCCATATTTTGTTATTACTGGTTCTACAGAAACTTCGTCCGGAAGAACTTCCTCCGGTAAAGCTGTTACAAACGAATACAATACATCGAGTAAGATGTATGCCTCTCCTTTTGCGAGAGAGTTGCTG